AGGCTGAAGTAATTTCGCTGGTAATCGCTGTGATTGATCCTCCTGCATCCACCTGATCGGTTCCTGTTTCGTGCTCATAATAAATACTTGTTCCATCGCTATTACCCACAACATCAAACGATGCATTATCACTGGTGCTATAAGAAGTAGCATGAGGTTTACCAAACAAAGAAGAATCTGCCCACGTTGTTCGAGCCAAAGAGCCGGTAGTCCATACCGGTTTCTTAGCGATCACTGATTCCATATAATTATAAGTTACTACACGATCAATAACATCGGACCCATTGGTACAATAGTACCAACTGATCTCAGTGAAAAGATTATTTAAACCACAGAAAACTAAATTTCGAGCAACAGTATTAATATCATCATAGACATAGTCCTCAACAAGACATGGCAGCGATGTAAGTTGACCTGAATAACTAAAGAAACCATTTTCGGACATCCAGTACGCAGCTCCATCCACTTCTATGGCGGAGTTTTTGCCTAGAAGCCCACAGTTCGTTCCTACTTGTTCAAAAGAAAAGGTAAAGGGTGCTCCAACAAATCTCATTAAATACATGGCAGAATCCGTCCAGAGATAAATGGCGTCTCGTCCTTTTTTAGCCCCCATAATTTTAGATCCATTCGCAAGTCTTTGAGTCCCTGCGGTATTATTAGCTGTTACCGTATAAGAATCAGTATCATTAATACTTTCTTGAGTAGAGAATCTTATAAACATGTCGTCTTGAGTAGTTGCATCGGTTGTCGTTGTTGTGGTTCCAAAAAATATTAAGTGTCGAGCAGTGGGTGAAACTAAAACGTGTCTTGATTTAGCCGGAGCATTGGACATCACAGTTGCTCGATTAGCTGTTGGATTCGAAGCAGCTGCATCCCATTCATAACAAGCTCCATTATAAACAAGAGCAATGAGTTTAGTTCCATAGTTATCGAGAACCCATAGACCTGGTTCAATAGTATAATCCGCTGAGGATGCTTCACCCCAGGCAACATAATCTGAAATATCCGTTACCGTAACTCCCCCTGTATGAGAGGATTTTGAAGTACCATTTACTTCTCGAGCCCCTCCACTTAAAATTCCTGTGGCAGTATCATTAGCAGTAAAAGAAATATCCTCTGAGCCTATTCTAATTTCTCCTGAAGTAGGAAAAGCCGTAGAATTAGTTAGAGGAATATCTGTGACTGCATCATTGATGGTAGAAGCTAATGTTGTTGTAGCCACACCGGATGCTTGTCCAGACCAGTTCCCTGTTCCCCAGCCATAGCCTCCAACTTCTTGGGCCGGTCCTACATTCACATAGAGTTGTGCTGTTGCCGATCCCGTAGTACTTAAAGGAGTCCCTGATTCTTGGGTTGCCATAGTAATAGTAATCGTTGTAGCAGTTGGTGCTGTAGTCACCATAAATTTAATGCCTTCAAAGGAAGCATCGTTATAAGTAGAAGAACCCGTGACTCCACTAACTGACTCAAATCTAACTACATCATCATCAACTAATCCATGGGCACTTGGAAAAGTTACTGTCACACTTGTAGATGAAGAGCTACTGGTAAAATTACAGCCTGCAATTGAAGTTCGAATCGGGTGGATGTCATAATATTGACCCCCTGAGTAGACGTATAAAATTCTGTTTGTTCCTATGGCAGCGTATTTAGTACCTGCATTATCATCCCAATGGTGAAGAGCTCTAGCGGCGCCGGTTAGTTTATCCTCTCCTAATTGGTCCCATCCCCCAATTTTTTCAGGGGAACCATATCTAAAACGAACATTATCCCCACCAGTCCATTGTCCTTCTGCGCCTGTGGGTGTAACTTGTTTATTAAATCCGGGTGTAAAGCCTAATTTTTGTAGCATAGTTGTCCTATTATAAGAACTTTATACTACACGATTAATGCTATATCAATGCTGTTTGTAGTCCTACATTTTATAGGAGGGTAATAAAAACTTACTGAAAAATTTATTTACTAAAGATAGTTTGTATTATGCGTGTCTCATATAAATAATCATGATTAGCACAGTGAATTGTATTAGCTTTATAAAGAATTAATCGATTAGGTTTAGCGCCAAATATCACGTCTGGCTCTACCTGAGCTTCGGTGAAGAATAAAGAAGTTCCACCTTTAATAGTTAATCCATTAAAATAAATAACCCCTGCATAATTTCCATAGGAGGTGTCTTTATGTTTAATCATTTCCGTTCTATGAGCTAAAGGAGATTGATTAATTTCACTGGTTAAAACTTTTCTAAATTCAGTATCTACATCCTTAATATCTACCGGTGTCTTCTTCTTTAAAGCTTTGAGGGTAATATCTTTCAATCGTTTATTATATCCAGTTTCATAACAGGGATAATTTTTTAATCGAAGATCAATGTGATTACTTTCCGGTTGACACGCAGGATGATATTCTAGAGTATCTTTTAATTTATTGATTTCTTTCCATTCAAAAGGATCATAAAAATCATCAATGAGTATCATTATAAATATTCTTTTTTAAATACTCATAAAGAGTAGGACAATCTTTTACGAGTTCTTTCCAATGTTTTTTTCTTTCATTGAGTCTATCAATCACCGGCTGCCATTCTTTTTCATAATAGTCCATATCACTATTGGCTAAATAATACTGAATTGTTTCAAAACTTGTGGGAAACCAATTCATTCCTGTTGCAATACAATGAAGTCCTCCTTCAGTAGGATATTCAAACCGGGACATCTTATGTTTGAAGGCTCCTTGGAAATCGCTCATTTCATCAAAAAAACGTTCTTCAATATGGTATTCTTTTTTCTGGATGTCTCTCCAGTATTCAGTATCGGTTCTATCCGATAAAGCATAATGTAAGGCAACAAATTCAGCAAATCCATTATACATTCTACGACAGGCGATATTAAAATGTTGTTTAGCAAATTCTGAAATCGTATTCTTTTTTAAAACATTGATTAAATGGACAAGAAATTCATGTACACTGAGTAATCCATTGCTTTCTAAAGGCTCAATGAAGCCAGCGCTTAAACCTATGGCGCATACATTCTTAACCCATAATCTTTTATGGATTCCAATACGCATTTTAATATTTTTAAATTCTAAATCTTCACCCCCAATATGAGATTTGAATTGTTCTAAGGCATCTTCATCCGAAATATATTTGTCAGAATAAACATATCCCGTACCCATTCTAGACCACAAGGGAATATTCCAGATCCAACCGTTCTCTACGGCTTTGCAATTTGTATATCCTACTAATTCTTTTTCTTTATTTTTATAAGGCTTCTTGGTAGCCCACGCCGAGTTATTGGGCAACATCTCTCCATAACTTTCGAAAGGTTCTTTTAAAGTATATCCTAACAGTAAGGATTTAAAACCGGTACAATCAATATAAAGATCAGCACTAATTTCATTATTGTGATGTCCATCTCCTGTATTTAATATTAAGGATTTAATACTTCCATCCTCATGACGAGTAATATCAATAATCTCTTCACTAACGATTCGACCCCCCAGTCTTCTAAAGTATTTTTCTTTTAACCAATTACCAAATTTAGTGGCATCAAAATGATAGGCAACATTTTTTTTCAGAGTCCAGTTAGGAAGAATAGGAGCGCCAGTAATTTTATTTTCATTAATTAACGCCATGTTGGGATAAAGACAATTCGTATAATCCGAAATAGGAGTATCGGGATAACCAAATTTTTTAAAGTACCAATCGTTAGCACGCACCAAATTTTGTGCAAGATAAGGTAGACCGAAAGGATAATGAAAACCTCCGTCATTCTTTTGATAAAAATCTTCAAAACGAATACTGAGTTTATAAGAAGCGTCACATTCTTTCATGAAATCTTTATCTTCAATTCCCATTAAAGCCAGCCATCCATTAATCGTTTCTAGAGTACTTTCACCTACTCCCACAGTAGCAATCTTGGGAGATTGTATAATTCTGATATCTTTTTCTGGAAAAACTTTTTTAAGCGTACAGGCTGTCATGGCTCCTGCAGAACCACCCCCAACAACATAAATTGAATTAATAGGCTTCATAATTTTAACTCAGTTAATTGTTCATGCTTTCCGACCACGCCTCTAACAAACGTATTAAAAGAAATTGTTATTCTCTCATGGTCATCTTTATTATCTTCTACGTCATGTTCTAATTGAGATGGAAATAGAAGTAAAGTATTTTTTTTAGTACTTACCGTATAACTATCACAATTATTTAAATCAAATTTATCTCTTTTAAATTCAAATCCAGGAAATAAATAGTCTTTGAAATTTCTTTTAAAGTTAATAAAATTAGAATTATCGGTTATGAAAAAAACTCCACTAATAATACTGTTGGGATGATGATGGGAATGATGATGACTTCCCTTGGGTGTTACATTTGCCCACGATTGAGTTATATAAAATTTTGTTTGCTTGTTTATATGTAGAATCGAATGAGCATAAGTATTAACTTGGTTTTGAAGAAATTTTTTAAAATTTTTTAATTTTGGTTGATCTAAGAGGTACTTATCCCCTGTTGTATAATTACGACCTTTGTTAGGGTTCAAGAAAGTACAACAATTACGAATCGTAAACAATTCATCTTCAGTTACTGCACATAAAGGTTTAACATATAAGGGAAGAGGGAATAACTTATATAATTTATACTTTTTCATGATTTAGCTACAGGTTTAGCTAATAAAAAGTCAAAGCCAACGATTCTTTTCTTTTTTTCACTAATATTAGGTTTAGTAAAATGAATAACAAACCTAGGAACTATAACCATCGTTCCTTCTTCTGCTTTAAAATATTTAAATTGAGTTGCATCCTCCTCATTATTCCATGGTTGAAGATAAATAGTTTGAGGAGATTCTGGGTAATGGTCGAGATATAAAATGCCGGCATAACCTTTTGAGCCATGACTATGAGGAATATGAAAATCGCCTTTGGTATAACTCACAGACCATACTTGGTTTACCCCAATGTTTCTTTGAAATTCTAATGTCATTTTTTCTAGTTCCTCTCTGAAAATTTCAGTAAACTTAAGAGTTAGGGCTTGATCGGTATGGTTTCTATTAGATGAAAACATGCCCTGATCTCTTTTTTCAGGATATTCTTTTAAAATTTTTTCGATTTCTTTTTTCTTCTTTTTAAAATTAGAAACCTTAATTTTAAGAACAGGAATGGTAAATAAAGAATCTATCATTTAGCGAGTGGATTGCCTACGAAATTAGTATTAATAGTTACTCTTAGTTTAGTTTCTTCATTAGTATGAGTGAGCGCTCTATGATGCTGCGATCCATCAAATAGTAACATTCTATTTTCTTTGGAATTAATCTTATCTCCATTTAGAAATTCTGTATACCCATTACAATTATGAATGTAATATAAAGCTACGAGATGAGCACCTGGTTTACTCTTACCTCCTTGATCTATATGAAACTCAGACTCATGAGGAGCATGAGTTCTAAGTGTTAAATTAATTTTTGAACGTAAGACTTCATCTAAGCTTACTTCTAGTTGATCTAAAATAGGAAACAATATAGCATCCACATAATTACTTACTACTTCTTTATTTCTCACTAATGAATGAACAAACATCATATCCTTAGGTCGCTTTTCTTCTTGCAAAGGCTTAACCATATACGAGTGATAGTAATAAGGTATATTAGGACTTTCTAAAATTCTTTTTATTCTACCAAACTGATATTTGGGTAGAAAGTTCTCTATTACTTTATGACCACGGCTCCCAAGTTTGAGTTTCCTCATTCCATGTATTTTTTCCGTCTTCATTTCCGTCTGGGTAAGGAACTGGTGGGTCCCATTTACCGGTAGATTCATTAAAGGTCCATGATGGGTAAGGTTTAATTTTTACAAATAAATCTTTTGCTGCATCATATTTTCCTCCGATCATGGCGTGTCCTACTCTTTCAGGTGTGACAGCAACCCATGAATCATGACCTGTTAAATTTCTACAAAAAGCTATTCCTATTGATTCATCAAATGATGAAGTTTGTGGATCCTGAGTGTCTGTATCAGCCACTACACTAATATTTAAAATTGTTCCATCGGTATCTAATTGACAAAAATGTTTCATATGTCCTAAGCCGAAACCTTATACCTTATAACTACAACACCTTGTGAAGAGTTAAGAGCGGTTCCGCCTCCTCCTGCGCCATAATTACCAGCTATATTTCGACCCCCGGATGTTGCTGTATTTGAGTCGCCACCTTTTCCTGACGAACCTCCAACTTGATTAACACCATGACCATGTCCGGCACCTCCAGCAGAATAAATTGTTGAAGTTCCGCTAATATCGTTTGAGGAACCATCGCCGCCTGTTCCGCCGATTGAATCAGATGGGTTTGGGTATCCAGTTGAGCCAGCTCCTCCGCCGCCTCCAGCAGGATAAGCAGGTGCGCCACTTCCATGTTGTGTTCCCCCAGGACCACTATGTCCTTGAGCCGGACTTGTACTTGGGACGTTTCCTGCTGCACCACCTTGGTTTATCATTCCGCCGCCTCCAGAACCTCCAGTGCAACCACCGGTTCCATGACCGCCGCCTCCTCCGCCGCCCGCACTTGAAATTGAATTAAAAGAAGACACACCTCCGGAATCTCCGCAGGTACCTGGTCCTCCTCCTTCTCCTCGAGCACCGCATACAACGGCATAACTTTGTACACTTACTGTCATATCATACGCAGAATTATGACGATAGCCTCCAGCTCCGCCACCTCCGCCATGACCTGACATTCCGCCGCCAGCACCGCCAGCGACTACTAAATATTCTACTTTACTTCCAAATGTAACATCTGTTCCTAAAGCAGATACAATAAAATTTCCATTAGCTGTAAATGTATGAACTTTAAAAGCTCCGTCTGTGGTTTCAGTTCCTCCCGTAGCGGTAATTCCAAAGGCTGCACCTGCGCCACCGGCTCCGAAACCTAAAACTTTATAACCAAAAGACATATTTCTTTCCTCCTATTAAGTTTATGCGTCGTTAGCAGCGTCAGTAGTATAGAATAATTTAATTCCTAATAATCTAGCATCGCCAGTAAAGGTGTCACTACCATCGGCTGCGTCTCTGTAAACTTGAAAAAATGTATAATCATCATCTGCTGGTGTTCCTGCAATTGTTATTGCAGAACTTACTGAAGAAACAAGTACATCTTCAACCGTACCTGTTCCAGCATCTGTAACTTCCTGAGCTGTTCCGAAAACAACATCAGCTGTACCATCATTACTAACACTTACTCCTTGTAATCCTATAATACAGTTCCCTGTATTGGTATTACTTGGAGCCCAGAAATATTGGAACGTTACTGTTCCTAAATTCCATGATTTAGGCATTGCAATAGCGAACTGTGCATATTCTGCTGTGCTTGCATCAAAGTCTAAAACTTTTAAATCTGGTCTTGTTGCCGTTGTCTCAACTTGTTGAGCGTCAGCACCATTTGTTTCTGATCCATACATCGCAGAAGCTGGAACAAAAATAGTTTCAGTCCCTGCAATTTTAACTGCAGCTGATCCTGATTTAAGAACTCCAGTCCCTGCTGGATTAATATTAATACCCACATTCGTTTCACCGGTTGCGGAAATAACTGGTCCTGTAACTCCTGTAGCAGCATTTGCTATAGTAAGTTCATTAACTGCTGAACCTGTTGCAGTAAAATTAATTAATTCGTTTCCATTAGTATCTAAAATGTTTGTGCCTATTTTAGGACTAGTTAAAGTTTTGTTTGTTAAAGTTTGTGTGCCATCAAGAGTAACGGTCCCCATTCCAATGTCGACTATGTCAGGGTTAGTACCATCATTACCAGCGGCATAAATAATTTTAGTTCCTTTATCAGTAGCTGACCAAGTTACGCTTGAACCAGAACCTGATACATATTTAAATTGAACTGTATATGCGCCTGATGATCCGTTTTCTATAATATAAAAAGTTTGAACGTCTAAAGGAATAGTTACTACAGTAGCTTCCCCAATGGTTCCTGTGAATTTTATAATTCTGTGTGCAAGAGTAGCTCCTGTTGATCCATCACTTACAGATAATGTAGTAGGGGTTGATGCTATAGATTGTTCAATATAACCACCTGAAATTTGTTCAATGATATCCCAGTTAGTATTAGTTAATGTACCCCATGTGCCGGCTTTTTCGCCAGTTGTCATTAGCTGAACGCCTAGAGGTGTATAATTTGATCCCATATTGTTAATCTCCTATTTAAGCTACGTGCGTAATATCTGTATACGCTGTGTACCCTGTTATGTCAATGTCTTTATAACCTAACGGAGAAACGCCGCTTGATCCCAAACTACCAGTAATTAAATATCCAGTCAAGCCTATAGACATCTCGGTAGGAGCTAAAGTTCCTGTGGATCCTGTAATTGCAATACCGGATAATCCTACTGTGATATAATCTATCGCAGGTAAAGTACCTAAATATGATGTTGCCCCAAAACCACTTACTGCAACTTTTTGAACATCTCCTGTGGCTACAGTAGCTAGAGTCATGGTTCCTGTTAATCCAGATAACCCTACAACATCTGCTGGAGCAATAGATCCTACATGTCCTGTTATAGCTTGACCTCCTAATCCTTGTGAATGATCGGCTCCATTATTAATAGATAACGTTCCTCTAGAAAGAGTGCCTAATAAAGAGGTAGTAAGACTAAATATAAAATCGTAATTAAGTGTTAAAGAAGTATTTAACGCACCAGTCATTGAGAGACCTGTTAATGGCTCTCCAAGTTCTATGTTTACTATACTTTCTTCTCCCCAAGCATCATTGCCCCAAGTACTTCTACCCCAGCCTGCACCACCTATTAGGCCAGTCATTTCGAATCCTGTAAGATCAGCTACCGTTGTAGTATTTTGTCCCCAGTTACCAATACCCCATTCATCTCTACCCCAACCTTCTTCTGATTGAGCATAAGCTAGAGTTCCTAAAGATGCGGCGATTGAATATCCAGTAACGGCAACAACGGGATCATGACTATCTCCCCAGGGTTCTTCTCCCCATCCAGCTCGACCCCATCCTTGTTCAGAATAAGCTGCAGGAGTTCCAAGGCTACCAGTAGCACTTAAGCCACTTAAACCAGAAACAGTGAAATTATTTTGTTCACCCCAGTTACCTTGTCCCCAGGTTGTGCCGGATTCTCCCCAAGAATTAGCCATAAGGATGTTCTCCTTACGACGTTATTCGGATAATCGCGTCGGATGAATCGTTAGTTGGAAATTGAATTGTGAAAGTTCCAGATGAAACTGTTTTATCTCCACCGAAATCAATCGTAGCTACTGACGCATTTGATGTCAGACCTGAAATTGAAGATGAATTATAGATTAAACAACCCCGAGCTGTGAAAGAAGCCGATGTCCAAGAAGTATCTGAAAAATCAGTGTAAGAAGTTACCGTACTTTTAGCAACGCCTGTGTTAGTTAAAGCATTTCCACCTGCAGAATACCCAGATCCAGAAACTTCATTACTCGCAGCATAGGCTGTTGTTGTCGAACCTAAAGTCGCACTATTAGTGAATAATGCAATTTTAAAAGCACTGCCTGCAGGAGTATCTCCAGAAGCATTAAAGCTATGATAGCCTCCTAATAACTCTTCTTTAAAAGTATTTGTTAACGATGATGTTATAGCCATAATATTTGTCTCCTAATTTACGGTGACGGAGATTTGATCGGAATTCTTACAGTACCATCTGTATAATCGTCTCGTCTTCGTCTACCAATTTGCATTGCTGCAAACTTCTGTACCTCTTGTTTATATTTATTTTCATATAATGTCAACATATCCATGGGGCCTTTTAAATATCCATAAGCCTCAGCCAAGCAACCATATAGGAGGCCCTGTGGAAAGTTTAAACTAATGAAATTTGTATCGGTTCCCTCTAAAGTAGCCGGCATTGCGTTGTAATATATACGAAATCTGTAGGTTGCGTCAGGAGTCGGGGCTAAAAGAAGTCCCCCAGATTTAGTGTCACTTAGGCCTGTGGCACCCCCAAACATCGCATAATATTTAGGAAATCCAGTCACATCTTGACCTGTACTACCTCCTTCTGTACCTGTTAATCTATTTACATACTCACCAAGATAACTCTGGTCCTTTTTTTGTAAAAAAGTTCCTTCTCCTTCAGTATTAACTGTAGATTCAAATACTTCAACAGCTCTTACAAATAAACAGCCTGCAGGACAATTAATTGTATTATCATCAACTGCTAAACCTCCTTCTGATGTTTTTCTATCCGCATCAATAGGGACATCTAACATAATTCTTTGTTGAGCATTAAGAATAATATTTTCTAAAATATCGTCTGTTAAGATATTACTATCCACTTCCGTGTAATTTCTAATCATTGTTCTTAATGTTGATGCACTTATTCCTGACATTATGCTACAATCTCCCTACACGCTCTACAGCTTTTTTTATATCTATTATGAGTGTTACAGTGTTCAGGTTTTGGAGAAAGAATAGATTCTACTACCTCTTCTTTTTTTCTTCCGAATAAAGATTTTAAAAATTTAATAATCATTATGCTCTTCTTTGATTAACTGGTCCTACGACGCAATTAATTCCGCCTCCTGTTTCAGTTGTAGAGGCAGCCGAGGGCAAAGTCAATGTAAAGCTATTATATTGAGTTACCGTTGGTGGCTGACCTGCTTGTTTAATTGTAGTCGAAACTCTTGAAGCAATTTTATGGGATCCAAAAACTTCAGCTCCGCTAGTGTGAGAACGAGCTGTCGTACTTATAGGAGTTGCTCCTCTATAAGGTGCTGCTGTTCCCCTTGTGCATCCAGTTAAATCATTACTGGATTTTCCGGTATATTGAATTGTTTCATTAGCCAACTTACCAACTAATAAAGGATCACTGGTATCACTGGAAGTTAAAACTTTTCTAATAACAATATAGCCACTTGTTGGAAAACTAGAAGCATCGGTTAAAGTAATAGTAGTGGCACTGGAAGTAATATCTCCATTTAAAGTGGTATTTAATTCTAAAGCTGTAAGTGAAACTCCTCCTACTGCTTGTTTAACCTCTGTAAATCTTACCTGATCGTTAACTTCCAGTCCACCAAAAGGAAATGAAAAAGTTAATGTTGTAGTTCCAGCTGTTGAGAAAGGATTATTAGGTAAAAAATCTTCAGTCGCAAATTCAGTTCTTGCTGGTCTTGCATGTTGTAAGGCTTGAGGGTCAGCACTGGTTGGTTTAGGACTTAACTGAGGAGATTTAGGTTCAAACTCTGTATAATGAACCCAGGCACCATTCCATTCTCTAACCATTTCTTGATAAGGAAAAGCTAAACCTGATCTATCGGAGATCATCAATGCAAATCTACCTTGTGAAAATGTAGTCATAATTAAGCGTTAATTAGGATAGTAAACCTTTGGTGCGATATATGTACTTGTAATATCCGCATCTTCTTTTACGGCTCTAGCCAATTCATCCTCATATAATAATTTTAATTCTTGTGTTCTTTGAGGAGCATTTTTTTGTGATAAATAATAAGCTAATCCTGCACACATACATGGAACAAATCTATAAGGAACATCTGTTGCATTTGTGTAAGCTCCTGCATCTTGAATTCTTTTGACATAATAATAATTTATTTTATTACCATCTTCTGCAGCACCAGGTGTTAGGTATAAAGTAATAGTTGTTTTATCAATAAATCTTTCTACAAAATATTGAGTAGGAATTCCTTTAGCTGTTTTATTAGAAAATCCTTGATATTGAGATCTGCTTATTGCAGTCATGGGAGTAGTAACATTATTAGAAGTAACTTTGTAATTAGCTTCTAAAACATTATCCACACCGTACACAGCAGTAGCATCAGAAGTGCCATCGGCTGTTGATCTATACATGGTATAGACAGCTTGACCATCCACTAAGGTAATATCATTGTTTGCAACTTCCCAATAATGAAGACCTCTGTTTCCCCATTCAGAAAATAATATATTTAAAGATCGTTTAGCTGTTTTTAATTGATAACCTGATACGTTTTGAATTCCAATTCTTTCGTAAGATTCTTCTACAATTTCTTCAATTGGAAGAGTCTTGTCAAAAGTATAAGACTGAGAAGTAGTGTTAGCCATCTAACCCTACCCATAGTAAACGGTTACGTGCGTCACTATTGCGTTAGTTACTTTTAAACTTGTGTTCGCTTTAATTCCTGTTCCCGGAAGTAATACATTGTGAAACTTAGGTTCTTTATGATCCGTTGTATTTGTAGCTGGTGTATTAATAACCCATATAGTTGATGAATCATCTAAAAAAGTTATTGTTCCGACTGCCACATTTGAAGGCACCGTAAAGCTGCATCCTAATACTCTCGCAGGACCATTGAACACCGTATGGGTATTAGCGGTAGTAATATTGTATGTTTTTATATCCACTGGATATGTACTCATAAT